GGCGACCATCTTCGTCGCTTGAAGCACCGCAGCCACCTGAAGGCTATAAATTCAGATGGGTTCGTACCGCAGTGCGTGGGTATCAAGATACCAAAAACGTCTCTGGTCGTATCCGTGAGGGTTATGAACCTGTTCGCGCAGAGGATTATCCTAACTTCGATGCCCCGACCATTGAGGACGGTAAGCATGCAGGAGTGATCGGTGTGGGCGGCTTAATATTGTGCAAGGTGCCTGAAGAAATCGCGGAAAGCCGTTCTGATTATTTTCAGCAACAAACAGCTGATCAAATGACGGCGGTTGACAACGATTTGTTGAAGGAACAGCATCCTTCTATGCCCATCTCGAGAGAGAGGGATTCTCGTGTAACCTTTGGTGGTCCTCATACTAAATAGGCCACTTTGTTTTGTTAAAGGATTGGAAAAATGGCGAATAAAGATTCCGCTTTTGGTCTGAAACCAGTCCGTACAATGGGTGGAGTTTCGAACTTCACAGCAAACGAATACGTTATTGCGTCCGGCGCTACTGGTCCAATATATCAGGGTACTCCTGTTGTAATGGACGGTGCAGGTGGTGACATTGTTGTTGCTGCAGCTGGCGATGCTGATATCGTAGGCGTTTTCTGGGGCTGTTCTTACACCGACCCAACTACGGGCAAACCAACTTGGAGCAACTATTATCCCGGCAGCATTGCTGCTAGCGATATCGTAGCTCAAGTTTACGATGATCCACGCATTGTATTTGAAGTACAAAGCGCGGGTACTGCAACGCAAGCCGACGTTGGAGCTAACGCTGACATGACTACCATTGGCGCTGGTAGTTCAACCACAGGTATTTCGTCTGCAGAAATTTCTGCTACGACTGCTTCTGGTACAGCCCAACTTCGCATTATCGGTCTTTCAAAAGATCCAGATAATAGCGATACGAGCGCAGCGAATGGAAACGTGTATGTTCTGATTAACGAACATGCATACACTCAGACAATTGGCACTAACTAAGGGAGTTGAATAATGCCCATTTCTAGAGCACAACTCGCCAAAGAATTAGAGCCGGGTCTAAACGCTCTCTTTGGCATGGAATACGGTCGTTACGAAAACGAGCATTCTGAAATCTTTGATACCGAGTCTTCTGACCGGGCTTTTGAAGAAGAAGTAATGCTGACAGGTTTCGGTAGCGCACCTGTTAAAAACGAGGGTGGCGCGGTCAATTTTGACAACGCTCAGGAGTCATTTACCTCCCGCTACACCCATGAGACAATCGCGTTGGCTTTCGCAATTACTGAGGAAGCTGTCGAGGATAACCTGTATGACCGTTTGGCATCTCGTTACACTCGCGCATTGGCTCGTTCAATGGCTCACACAAAGCAAGTTAAGGCGGCTAACGTCCTTAACAATGCCTTTAACGCTAGCTTTACTGGCGGTGACGGCGTTGAGCTTTGTTCGACTGCGCACCCGCTTTCTGGCGGTGGCACATTCTCTAACGAGCCAGCAACTGCGGCTGATCTAAACGAAACTTCTTTGGAAGACGCTTTGATTAGCATTTCTGGCTTCGTTGATGAACGTGGTCTGAAGATCGCACTTCGCGGTACGAAGTTGATCATTCCACCAGCACTTCAGTTTGTTGCTGAGCGTTTGATGGCTTCTAACCTTCGTGTCGGTACAGCGGATAATGATATTAACGCTCTGCGTAGCTCTGGTATGCTGCCACAGGGTTATACCATTAACCACTTCTTGACCGATACAGATGCGTTCTTCATTAAGACTGACGCACCTAACGGTTTCAAGCACTTCGAACGTGCGCCTGTCCGTACTCAAATGGAAGGTGACTTCGATACTGGCAACATGCGGTTCAAGGCCCGTGAGCGTTACAGCTTCGGCTTCTCAGACCCACGTTGTGTGTTTGGTTCTCCAGGAGCGTAAGTTTCGACCATCGAAAACGAAAGGACGGCTTTTCAGCCGTCCTTTTTTCGTTTATAGTGAATTTACCTTGACAGATTCATAGTGAATCTGACACTAGCCACGACAAGGAGTTAAAATGGCTCGTACAACTTTCTCAGGTCCACTGAAGGTAGATACTGCTTTCTGGGCAAACCCAATTCTTTTTGCAGACTTGCCAACCGCTTCAGCAGATAACGAAGGGTACATTTATTATGTATCCAACGCTCGTAAAGCTGCTGAAGGTGTTGGCGCTGGTACAGGCAACCTTGTGTTTTCTGATGGATCAAACTGGATTCGTGTAGACACTGGCGCAACTGCTGCTGCATAAGGGGGCTTAAATGGCTGGTCCAGTAAAAGCCTACAATGTGACAGCCACCGGGGCTGTAGGTCCGGGTCGCTCACGCATTAAGCAGATTGTCATGTACGCAACAGGTGCTGGTGCATTTACAATCACCGACGGCAACGGCGGTGCAACACTAATTACGCAAAAGTTTCCAACAGGTCAGAATGTTTTGAACATTCCGGGTGATGGGGTGATTGCGGAAAGCGGTGTGTATGTAAGCGCAATTTCAGGAACTGGCGCAGAACTGACAGTCTTCTTGGCATAAAACAATGTCTGCCCACGAGATACGATCTATTAGCC